CTACTTTAATAAAGGTAGATGATTTAAGTTTTGGATATGAGAAAGAAACAGTAAGTAGTGTATTAGGGCGTAATTTAGAAGCTAATAATCTTACAACAACTGGCAAAGTATTAAATAACATTCTTAATATATTTCAAAATAATCATTCAATAAAATCAATAGGTTCATAATGGACATAAGAAAAATATCAATAGGTGCAGACTATAAAGGAGGTGCAATGCACTATATTGTAGGGCAAAAAGTACTTGGCGACACAAGCGAAATATATTTAATTAAACACGATGAAAAGACAAACTGCTATCTTATTTACATAATAAATGAAAAAAAAGAAGTAATTTTGTGGAAACAGTTTTTGCTAATGCCAATATCTGTTGAATTTAATATAAATTTTTAATGAAATCACCTTTTTATTTTATAGTAAAACCCTTAAATGGGAAAAGATACGATAATACACGAAACATTGCAGGGATAGATTTTATTGTAAGCACATCAGAAGAAGACCATAAGTTTTCAAATAGATATGCAGAAGTAATAGAATTGCCATCAAAGTACAAAGGGGAAATATCTATTGGAGATACGCTAATTGTACACCATAACGCCTTTAAATTCTATAATGATATGAAAGGTAAGCAAAAGAGTGGCAGGGCGTTTTTTAGAGATGATTTATTTCTTTTAGACCAAGAACAATTTTTTTTATACAAACATAATGGCAAATGGATTGCTTACGATAAGTATTGCTTTGTAAAACCAATAGAAGCTATTGATAGCTATATTAAAAAACCATTTTCAGAAGAACCATTAATGGGAGAAATGAAATATCCAAATGCTTATTTAACCAATAAAGGATTAAAAGCAGGAGATAAAGTTTGTTTTAAACCTGATAGTGAATATGAATTTGAAGTAGATGGCGAAAAATTGTATAGAATGTTTGACCATCAAATAACTATTAAGCTATGATAAATATAGTAGATAATTTTTTAGAAGATAATTTATTTAATGAAGTATTGAATTACTTAAATAGCAATGAATTTAAAGAAGTAGTTGTAGGAGGTAAATCTTTTTGGGTGCAATTTTCCGACCAACAATTTGATAATATAGTATTAGAAAAAATTAGTAATTTAGAGGGCGTAGAGAGAAAGAATATATTTAGTTTTTTTAGAACAGCAACAGAAGATAAAGATACAGATTGGAGAATACACTCTGACGCAATTATAGATGGTGAAAGACCAAAAAGGGCATTAGTTCTTTATTTTTCACCTAGTACTTTGAAAGAGTTGCACGGAACAGCATTGTGGAAACATAAAGAGTTCGGAGATAGCCTACAAGAAGATGTTAGTTTTGATAAGTTTGATAGCGTGCTTGAAAATGACTCAAACGACATTAGTAAGTGGGAACTAAGCTCTGTTATAGGCTATAAGGTTAATCGTGCTGTAACTTATCCGTGCAACTACTTTCATAGTAAATACCCAAATAAAAGTTGGGAAGGAGGAAGAATGGTATATGTAATGTTTTACAAATAGAATTAAATGGAAACAAACAACGACATTAGATTAAAGATAATAGATGCAGGGCATAAAGCTGTAAATGAACTCATAAAAGTAGCAGAAGAAGCTATTTTAAATAATGGTGAGGATGATTTGTCAGCCGATAAATTAAAAAATGCAGCAGCAACAAAGAAATTAGCCATATTTGATGCTTTTGAAATACTTAGTAGAATAGAATTAGAAAAAGAGAATATAGAATTAACAGAAAAAGGCGAAAATAAGACAGACTCAAAACAAGGATTTGCAGAAAGACGTTCAAAATAGTGAATTATACAGAGTAGTCCCTGACTACATTGCCCCTAATGTTATATCCAATAAGAATAGGAGTAAATCTTGGGCGTATGGCTATGATGAAAAGTATGATATGGTAGTTATATCCAAAATGGGAGAAATAGGCGAAATTGTATGTATTTCAGGCTTATTTATAGCATTACCACCTAGTCCAAAAGTATTTCCAAACAAAGAAAAGAAAAAGCAAGACCAATATTGGGAACGTGAAACACTACCGAAAGAACTATCTAAAATACAATCTATATTTCATTGGAACGAAATGTCTACACAATTCAAAAATAAGTGGGTAGATTATATTGAGCAACAATTTGATTATAGAGAACAAGGATATTGGTTTTTAAACAATGGTAAGCCTACATATATAACAGGTTCACATTGGATGTACTTACAATGGTCAAAGATAGACGTTGGTTATCCTGATTATAGAGATGCAAATAGAATACTTTGGATATATTGGGAGGCTTGTAAAGCAGATATTCGTTCTTATGGAATGGTTTATGTAAAGATTAGACGTTCAGGGTTTTCTTTTATGGCATCTTCAGAAACAATTAATGTAGGTTCATTGGCGAAAGATTCGCACATAGGCATTTTATCTAAATCAGGTAGTGATGCTAAAACAATGTTTACAGACAAAGTAGTACCAATAAATAGCAGTTTACCTTTTTTCTTTACACCGATAATGGATGGTATGGATAAGCCAAAAACGGAATTATCCTACCGAGTACCAGCATCTAAGATTACTAAGAACAATATGTATGACAATACTATTGAAGAGATACAAGGATTAGATACTACAATAGATTGGAAAAATACAGCGGACAACTCTTATGATGGACAAAAATTAATTCTATTGATAGAAGATGAATCAGGTAAATTAGAAGTGCCAAACAATATTAAAAATGGTTGGAGGATTAGAAAAACCTGTTTAAGAGTAGGTAGTAAAATCATAGGAAAGTGTATGATGGGTTCTACTGTAAATGCTTTAGCAAAAGGTGGTGGTAACTTTAAAGACCTTTATTACGATTCATTTGTATCAAATAGGAACGCCAATGGTCAAACAAAAAGTGGATTATACGCTTTATTTATACCTATGGAATGGAATATGGAGGGTTTTATTGATAGGTATGGTATGCCAGTAATAGAAACACCAACAACACCAGTATTAGGGATTGATAATACTTGGATTAAACAAGGAGCAGTAGAATATTGGCAAAATGAAGTAGATTCATTAAAAAGTGATGGTGATGCCTTAAATGAATTTTACCGACAATATCCACGAACTATATCACACGCCTTTAGAGATGAAAGTAAACAAGCACTATTCAATTTAACAAAAATATATCACCAAATAGATTATAATGATTCAACAATAAAAGAACATTATATCACTACTGGTAATTTTTTATGGCAAGATGGTATAAAAGATACAAAAGTGATTTTTTCGCCCGATAAAAATGGTAGGTTTTTTTGTAGTTGGTTTCCACCAAAGCATTTACAAAACAATATACATACAAGAAATGGGCTTAAATATCCAGGCAATGAGCATATAGGTTCATTTGGTTGTGACCCTTATGATATATCAGCAGTAACCTATGGTAGAGGTTCAAGTGGTGCATTACATGGGCTTACAAAGTTTCACATGGATGAAGCACCAACAAACGAGTTCTTTTTAGAATATATATCAAGACCACAAACAGCAGAAATATTTTTTGAAGATGTATTAATGGCTTGTATATTTTATGGAATGCCTATATTGATAGAAAATAATAAAACAAGATTATTATATCACTTTAAGAATAGAGGTTATAGAGGTTATAGTTTAAATAGACCTGACAAACATTATTCAAAATTATCTAAGTTAGAAAAAGAGTTAGGAGGTATTCCAAATAGTTCACAAGACGTAATACAATCACACGCATCAGCGATAGAATCCTATATTGAGAAATATGTAGGCTTAGATTTAGAAGGCAAATATCGTGACCCTGATGAGATGGGAACAATGCCATTTACGAGGACATTAGAAGATTGGGCGAAATTTAACATTAATGATAGAACAAGGTATGATGCTTCAATTAGTTCAGGATTAGCAATTATGGCAAATAATAAGTATCTATACACGCCTGAAAAAAAAGAATCAAAAATAAGCATTAACTTCGCAAGGTATAACCAAGATGGCAACATAAGCGAATTAATACGATGACAGAAGAAATTTTAATAGATATAAAGTCAAATGCGTTTCCTGCGCAAACAGCAACAGATGCAGAAAAAGCATCAAAAGAATTTGGTTTGCAAGTTGGTCAAGCAATTCAATATGAATGGTTTAAAAAAGACTCAAGTACTTGTAGATTTTATTCTCAATGGAAAGAATTTCACAGATTACGATTATATGCAAGAGGAGAACAGCCAATTGGTAAATATAAAAATGAGTTAGCCATTGATGGTGATTTATCATATTTAAACATTGATTGGACACCAGTACCTATATTACCTAAATTTGTAGATATAGTAGTAAATGGAATGTCTGAAAGGTTATTTAAAGTAAAGGCGTATGCACAAGATGCAATGTCACAAGAGCATAGAAATCAATATCAAAAGCAATTAGAGGGGCAAGTAGCAGCAAAAGATTTATTAACAGCTATTCAACAAGGAACAGGCGTAAATCCATTTATGATGTCGCCTGACAAACTTCCGACCAACGATGAAGAGTTAAAGTTACACATGCAATTAAACTATAAACCAGCGATAGAAATAGCAGAAGAAGAAGCAATAAACACAGTATTTGATGAAAACAAGTACGATGATATAAGACATAGACTTGACTATGATGCAACAGTATTAGGAATATCCGTAGCAAAGCACGAGTTTTTAAAAGGAGCAGGTATTCAAATATCTTATGTTGACCCTGCAAATGTAGTATATAGTTATACCGAAGACCCTAAATTTAAAGATGTATTCTATTGGGGTGAAATAAAAGTAGCACCATTAACAGAGTTATATAAAATAAATCAAAACTTAACAGCCGATGATTTAGATAAAATTACCAAATATAGTAGTGCTTGGTATAATTATTTTAACGTAGCACAATTTTATCAAAACGATATGTTTTATAAAGATACTTGCACGTTATTATATTTTAACTATAAGACTACAAAAAAGATAGTATATAAAAAGAAAACACTTGACAATGGAGGGATAAGAATTATACAAAAAAACGATACATTTAACCCACCAAAAGAGATGATGGACGAAGCAGGGTTTGAGAAAATAGAGAAAACAATAGATGTTTGGTATGAAGGTATAATGGTAATGGGTACTAATATATTATTAAAATGGGAGTTAGCAGAAAATATGGTAAGACCCAAATCTGCAACGCAACACGCAATACCTA